ATGGTTGATATAATCCGACTCTTAATCATCATACTTATCGCAATTTTTTTATTTTCATCAATTATTATGGAGTTTAAAAAACCTCACAAAAGTATGTTTTGGTTCTCAATTGAAGTCTTGTTTCTGCTAGGAATCGTACTTTTAATGCAAGAATTTTTCATCAAACTTTCCGCATAAGCCCTTAAGTAAAACATAATATCCCATCAATAACGCAAGATAAATTATGATTGTTATTTTTTTCACTGAAGTTAATAATTTAACTTCCGATAGTTATCTTTTATTTATAACTACTTTATAAGCTTCTGCTAATTACCCTTTTTCGTATATTATCATGAAGACTAGAGCAAGCATGCCTTGTCATATATTAGATAAGGGATGTGATAACATTGGGTAACGATAACAATCAATTTATTTTTCATGTAGTACAAAGTTCGGCAATTAAAAGATTTATAATTATCGATATAATTGCTGGAACAGGAATTTATTGGACCGTAAATTTCATTTCTTCAAATGCATTACTCGCAATTATTAGTTGTTTTTTGGGGACAAAAAAAATGAAAAAAATGCATCATTCATAGAAGCAATAACTAAATCCCAATTCATTTCTTTCAAATCTGTTGCCTTTACTCTTCTTGAAGTGGGAAAGCAATTTTTCACAGTTGGCTAATTCATCCGACTTTCTGGCAGACAATACTTTTGATTGTCTGCTTTTTGTATGAGATTTTTTGTTTGACATATACTACTTTTGAACCTGTATACCAATACAAGCCATTTTGGTGTTTGGGATTTCCCTTCCTGGGATAAGTGTTTTTGAACTTATCCCTTTTTTGTATAGGCATGTATATTTGGGATAAAACTAATTACAAGCAGATTTTCTGTTTATTCGTAGTTCTTAACCAAAAGACTTTTCTCCTTTAAAGGACAGTAGGTACGACTGCTTGTCCTTTTTTATTAATATTTCACACACCATTTTTTGCCCCCTTCTAAGCATTCTATTACAGCTCCCAAATAGCCAATGTTTATAGTCATACAAAATAAGCAGTTGCTGATACTTTCCTTTTTGAGTTACACAACACAATAAAAATGTGTAACTATAGATTTGAATCCATGTCCCTCCTATCTCAAAAGCTCTCCTAAGTAAAGAAAAAAAAACACCTTAAGTGGGTGTCCTTTTTTCTTTATGTAAGAGAACATACAGATAACATTAATCCTCCAAATGTCACTGTTCCTAGTAACCCCAATACAACTCCTGTTAAACAAACACAATCAGCAAGACAAATTGAAGATTGCGATAATGGAACAAATGACCTACTTGTGCTCGATCCATAATGTTTTATTTTTTCATAATTTATATCCAACATTAAATGTAGACATGATACACAACCCTCAATAGTTTGAAGAGATTCATTTTCTAACCGCTCCAATAACTTGTTATTTAAAGCAAATGGTAGAGGGTACTGCTTATCTAATTTTATATTTTGATAAATTAATTGTAAACGAGATAGCATACTATTTTTCTTTTTTCAGATGCAGCTGTACATTTCATATTATTAAATTCATTTAATAACAGCGCCAATTCACCTCTGTTGCCGTATAAATCCCTAGCTATTCTTCTCTTTAGTTTGTAATAAAGTATTAAAATAATGCTGGTTATATGTTCACGTTATTATTGCTAATAAGAAGGATAAAGATAAAAATGCACAAAGTGGTACATATAAAACAGTATCCATTCTAGCAAACTGCGTATCTTTTTTTCGTTTAAAGATACCAAAATAATGAAACTCACCAATTACTCTTATAAAAAAACAACCATACAAACCCAGGATCCCATTTGAACAAAAACATTGGGAAGTGCGGAATGAACAATATTTGCTTGTTGTAATAAAATCATTGCTGCCATACTTAGTAATAACGCAATGAACAATGTCATTCCTGTACCTGGTGTAAACGCCTTTTCTCCAGCTTTAGTTGGAATGACACTATTTGTCGCCCACTTACCTCCGAAAGCCCAATAAACATGTAAAAAACTAACTAAGAATAATATGCAAACAGAAATATATGTAATAATAAGCATTTTGTCCTCCCATTATTTTATTTAAATCCTTACCTTTAAAATATGCTATGAATACTTCATACGCAGCCTATATTTAATTACATAAAAAAAACCCTTAATGATTTATCAATTTTACGATAAATCATTAAGGGGTTAATGGAATTTATTATGCATTATACCTATTTTTTCGACGTTCCATCCTAGTTTGTCCTTGAACAGTACTTTCTTTATATTGATCTATTTGCTCTGCCATTTCATATGTTACAACTGGTTCTTCGTTATTACGCTCATGCATTATTTCTGGCGTTTTACGTTTAGAACCTTTTCCACCAAACTTAAATAATTTCATCTTAAATTTCGGTAATCTTGGAAAGCGGATCTTAAATGATAGCCTTTTACGTTTCTTTTTTTGTTTAAATAGATTTGTATTTTCTTTATTAGTGTCTTTCTCTTTACGGTGTAATAACATCGCAAGTAATCCACCTAATATAAGTCCTCCAACTAAAAGGAGAATATATAAGTAATGGCTTGTCATTAAATTCATCATACGCTCAAGTATGACTAACGACTGCACTTCTTTTATATCCCATAGTAACGCGGCCCATAATGAGAATAAGCCCAAAGTAAGCCCGTATGTACGAAACCGGAATAAACACGGAATTAACGCAATGCAAGCGGCGATTTTCGCGTTCGCTATTATTGAACTTATTGAAATATCCTGATTCCAAATAACTAACAGTAATGTTATAAATGGTGCATACGCTATCCAGCTACATATACGTGAATATATCTTTTTCGCAAAGTAACTACCGAAACTAGTAAAAAATAAAAGTCCTCCAATATATAAAGATTGTTCAAGAGGGATTTGCTTTAACATTCCTGCAATTGGAAAGAGGCCGCTCAGTAGCATTAATAATACATCTAATTTCTTCACAATTCCCCATTCCTTTCAAATTTTCTTTTCAATTAATAAAAATCGCTTTTCCATATGATGTAGTTTTTGTATTTCTAAAAAACATCTTAATCCTGTATGTAAATAAAGTAAATACGTAAAAGAAAAGATACATGACAAAGGATAGCCTTATTTACATGAAAAAATGACAAATCCTGCTCATTATTACTAGCAGGATTTGTACACTATTATTTATATTAATATCAATGTATCTTCTTTTTCTAAAATTATTACATCTTCATCTAATTCGTCATTGAATTCTTTAAACTCCCTTGAATCAATATCGGTAGTATAATTTTTAATTAATTTAGCCATATGCATTACATACGTATTATGAATATTTTGTTCTGAGAGCAAGGTTGATTTACAGCACATGTAATGTATCATTTTGGCGATTTCTTCTCTTTCTTCAGATTTTACACCAAGCGGGATAACTTCGAGTATGTACTGATGTACTATCTCATTACAATCTAATTCGTATGCAGCCGTGCTATAGTAAATTCCCATTTGATCTACAAATAATCTCGTTTCATTCATAACATGTTCTTGGTCTCTAACAATATAGTTCGGTACATCTGAGTTAGTATTAATTCTAATTATGTTTATATCCTCTTTTAAATTTGAGATTATTTCAGGTGAAACCCCAATATTAACGCTTTTATTTTGCAATTCCTCTATCCAATATTTTCTCATATTGGCATCTACAATAAAATAAACTTCTTTATTTTGTTTATGTGCATCTTGTGAAATTTCAACTAATGTTTCTGACATAAATTGTTTAAAACTGACTCCTATATCATTCCTTTTTGATGGTTGTGGTAAAAACACTTTATTATTACCTATATTTAATAAAGTATGATCAATTGTGCCCCATTCTTCTTGACCATATAATTTATATAATATTTCTCCCCCATTTATTTTTGAAAAAATAGGCAAGAAATCATATTTAGACATTTTCTCAATTGATAAATTTACAATTATCCCCGGTAATTTTATTTTATTCCAACTACACTTTAAGAACCCCTTTTGTTCTAACAAACTAAGAATGGCATTAATAATTTCTTTTTTAGATACACTTTGTCCGATAAATAAATTAATAAATGCTGAAATACGTTCCGTTTGAGCGAATCCTTCCCGAATAATTTGCTTTGGATTAATTTTTTCGCGACCATCACAATTTTTTATTGCAATTAATGCTAATTTCATTTTATTTTGCTCACCTGCCGTAGCATGTACAGCTTTTACGACATCGTCTACTAGTTTCTTTTTGTTTTTATGGCTATATTGCATTCTATATGGATTTTGTAACAATTTCCCAATGTTATATCTTACTATTTTTAACAACACCGGATTGTCTGCATTTAATACATAGGAGGAATCTCCGTTTTGAGCTAAAACTATTTTGCTATCTAATAACGCTTGTTCTATCTCTATTATTATATCATCTGACCATACTTCTAACGTAATTGTGTCTAATCCCTTTGGAGCAAATAAAGGTAATAACTCATTCTCATTATTAGTTAATACATTTTCACATTCTGGAAGTAATGTGAAATATGGGAAGCTTCGTTGGAATTCATTAAAAAGTTCCACTTTTTCTCTTACTTTTATACCAAATTTTATTTTTGTTCCTTGAACTTTATATATATTTTCGTTATATGGAAGAAGCACTCTTACATTAGTTCCTCTAATATACTCTTTCGGACATTGGAGAATTTGCTCTAATTTAACCTCTCCCCCTATCCTATAATCATCTTTTAAATTTCTAAAACGTTTAATCCACTTTATTCCTTTTTTAGCTTGTTGCACTTTTAACTTTACAAATCTTTGCTTTTTATTATTTGATTCAAATTCAGGAGTTGAAATCAGTATTTGGCTCCGCTTTCGCCCTAAAAGTATAGAGATATCTTTATGATTATATTGTTGATATTAAGACTGGTTTTATGAGCATTTCGTATAAGTATGATGTAACTGATTAAAGCTATTTTCAAAGACGACATATCAGCGATAATTTATGTCTATTTTGTATAAGTGTTAGCAAGTTCGTTTGCAAACTTGTTAGCACTTTTTTATTCGCTCTCACTATTTGTTAGTACTGTAAGTACATCCCAAATGTACTTATCTATATAACATTGCAAGTTCGTATATTTTTCTAATGATACTCCCCTAATCTATAGTGGTTTCTTGTCCTTAAATTTGTAAAAAAACATTCTACATCAATAAGGGATTCAACAATCCCCTTAACAATATTAGCTCTTTATTCATATATTAAAAATAGGGTCTGTGTAGCAATGAAAATTTTCAAGTAATAAGGGCAACCCGAATAGAAAGACATTAGTCTTCCCGTCCTACATAAGAAAATCACCTTAGGGTGATCTTTTATGCTTGGAAATAGCAAATTAAAAAAGATATCAGTCCTTTTAAAAAGAGCTGATATCTTTTTTATTATTTGACAACTTACTTGTTAGAATTTATGCAGTAAATTTTTTCCGAATTTCTAAATCATTTTAAAACTAAAGACTACGTAATTATCCTTTTGTTCGTAATCTGTAATGTACAAGATTTCTACTTTGACATTACGCCCTGTATATTGCTGATTTTTATCATCCCATTCGTTTAAAATAACGTTATCACCTTTATGAAAATCCCGATCATTTTTTCGGATTTCAAAAGTCTTAATTTGTTCTAGAACAGGTGTAAAAAAAACTTTATTTATTTTCAAATTATGTAGCATAGTTTCAATCTCCTCTAATGATAAATCCTTAACTTCTAACAAAATTTATTAACTCTTGGAAAGGTTCAGTTTCATCGTAAATAAATAACTCAATATTTCTTTGTTCAGAATACTTAATCGTTTGTCGAATTTCAGAATTCTGGAATTCCTCTAAAAGTTCAATTGAGTATTCATTATTATCTCGTTTCAATAATCTTTCTCTTATTACTTGAGGTTTATTCTGCATAAGAATAATTTTAAGCATATTAGTACCTTCAAAAGTTGAAAAAGGTAACATGGTAATATTGCTATTAGAATCTAACAAGCAAAAATGTCCATCTAACAATAAGATACAACCATCCTGTTCTATCTTATTTAATTCATTTTTCCACAATTCTTGATTCCGTGAAATACCACTTACATTCTTTGCAGTAGTGTTTATATTATTACCAGCTCTTCTAATCAAATCACTAACAGAAAAAGATTTAATCTCTATTTCCTTCCGCAGTTTTGTTACCAAAGTCGATTTTCCAACTCCATGTATACCTGACAAAAAGATATACTCCATTCCTATATGCCTCCATTCGTATAGCAAAATGATTGAGGTGCTGTTTTTAAATTGCTATCGAATTCAATTAAATCTAGAGGTTCTTCATATTTTTTAAACTCTTTGATTTGGATAGCAACTCCCTTTTGTCTTCCCGCAAAGTAATGATTAAAATAGCTTTTTGTTATACCTGAGTGATTTTTTGTTTTTTCCCATATATTATTAGGTTTATCTATTATTATATCCTCTATTTCAAACTCCCCTACTACTTTTCCAAAAGGTTTAGTTGCGTACACAACTACAGAAGAAATATCCTTCCGCTTAAAAATATTTTTTCTATACTCAAATTTCTTGTTTCCTAAAATAATTTCCTCTACGAACTCTGGTTTAATTGATAATAAAACTTTCATTTACCTCACCTAATTCTAAAGTCTTCTCAAATTGCAAATTTGTTAGTGGCATAAAACCTGCATACCCTTCATTAATTAAACCTTTTTCAAGCAAATCATGCCTAACAATACGTTTAGGGACTGCTATATTGTAAAGCATTTTAATAATATGAGGATAATTTTTGCGTCTCCAAAAACTCTCCAACTCTCCTCTACTAAATATTGTTCCTTTTCCACAATATTTAATAAAATCTTCTACTGTACTAAAATCTCTAATATGCTTTCTCTCTATCACTGTACACACTGATGTAACAACTGAACTCCATCTAGCCGATTTCCCAGGTTCGGCGGTTCTATAAATAATGAGCATATCTCCTGATTTAATAGTATCAACCCCAACCATCCCTGTTAAATAAACCTTTTCAACTGTGTTTGTAAAAGACAAATCTTCTATTTTATGGTTTTTCTCTGTTTCAAGCTTAGATAAAGGAAATAATTTTGTATGGTGCTTTGGAAAAATGCCAAGCAAAAATTTTTTATTATTTTCTAGTTTAATGCGCGGAAAGTCTAAATAAAAATCCTCTTTCGTCTCTAGCGATTTTACATATACTAATTCACCGTTAGCTTTCGTCCCCCAAAAATAAAATCCAAATTTCTCAAATAGCCTAATTAAGGGTTTTTGTTTTTCAAAAACCGTTACATAACACTCTAAATAATTTTCTTCAACCATTCTCTTTAAAATTAAACCAATAAATCGTTCTCCTAAAACCGTTCCATGTGCATCTATTTTAAAAGTACCGATTTTAAGACGTCTCTTCTCTTCAAATTTTGGAGTAATAGTATCATCAGCCTCAATTTCTTCTTTGAGATATAAAAAACCCTGCAATTCATTTTCTTTAAGAACATATACTTTCTCACGTTGAGCAGCTTTCTTTTCAAACCACTTTTCAAATCCTCCATAATCCTCTATTAAACTTGAAAAAAAGGAATCTTTTACATCCAACTTTGAAAATTCAACATATTCAATTACATCATTTTTCATTAATTACTTCCTCCTATTTTATCATTCTTAAAACCAAAATACAAACTAACGTTCGTAGTGTGTTATTTACCTCTCCATTCAATTATAACAAAAAAGGAATTTTTTACATAAATAAATCCCCTTCTTTTCTATTGAAATTATTAACGACTTGTGCAATGGACTCCATTTAAATACATGTCATAAAATGGATTATTTTATATATTTAGGACCCTATTTTCCCTTACCAGAAACCTTTTATACAATATTTACTAAATTACATTTCTTTTCCATAAGAAGGATTGCGAAATAAAAAAGCCGTCTCCACTGAGGGAAACGACTTTTGTCCTTACTTCACATACACATAGGCTTCATTTGCTGTTACATAGTATGTTTTGCCTTTGCTATTGTGTACTTTATATTGTGACGATCCATTGACAGTTACTTTCGCATCAATTGTGAATCCTAACCCTGCATCCACAGAACCAGCAACATCTTTATCCCGCCAAGATGGAACATCATAGAAACGTAGATTGTTAACTTTAGAAACAACACGCTTTCCTACAATAGAAGAATCCACTGTGCTTTTCTTGTCAAACTTCACATAAGATGGATCATTCTTAATCCATTGCTCACCGCCAAGGTTTAACCAACCATCTTTTTCGCCCCATACAACATAAGCTTCTGGTTTGTTTAACTGACGAACTTTAGAGTAGCTTGTACCAGGTCCTTTACGTAAGTTCACGTTATAGCCTTCAATATAAGCGATACCATCTGTGACAACCGTTGGGACTTCTTCTGGTTTAGATGGTTTATCAGGTACAGTTACTTCCACACTGGAATTATTGTATGCACGTTGTACATCAGCACGGAATTGGGCTTCTGATACACCGTGACTACGTAAATAATCAAGCGGATCTTCATGATCTGTTCCACCAAGGTATTTTGTCACATCATAATGAGTCCATAATCCTTTTTCTACAGATAGTCCACGATCACGTAGGATTTTAGCTAGTAACTTCACGTATTTATCATAGGAACGCTTGAACTTCTCATAGTTTGCTGTTTCGCAAAGTTCCACATGGACGAATCGTTTATTTGCTCCTGGCCCAGCCCCATATGCAATGTATTTCGTATCTGCGATTTGGATTGTTTCGTCCCAATCTACTGCATAATGAACGAAAGCTGAACGCCATGTACGAGACTCATATTTTTGGATATTAATAGCCGGAGCTTCAGGAGTTGCTGTAGAATGTGCTACAACGCCCTCATAAGCTCCTACGCCATTACGGTATGGTTGTTTCGATAAATCAGGAATAATAAGCGTTCTATCAGCAAAAGCACTTGTTGCAACGGATAGAACTAAAATAACCGCAAAGACTACTGAAGAAATATGTTTAAATGTCTTCTTCATTTCACATCATCATCCTTTTTTATAATTTTTGTGTGGTCAAATAATCCACTTGCTGACAGTCCAATGATGATTCCTTGAAATACATTTGTTTTGATATCTCCGCCCAAAAATAAAACGCCTAGCACAATGCCAAGCGTTAAATTCAATAGCGGAACATATTTTGTTTTTAATCCAATTGTTTTAGCAATTTGTGAAAGACCAGCAACAATTCCAATTAATACGGCTAAACTAACCATTACATACCACCTCCTTTCAATAAGAGAGTAAGAACAGCTCCTACAATCCCACCGACAATAAGTCGCAAAATCCAAGTAGTATTTGCGCTGATCTTATCTAGCTGCTTATTGATATTGATGATGTCTTTTTCATTACCTGTCGTTCGCATTTCTAAACTCTTAATCTCTAAGCGAATGTCCTTTATGTCTTGCTTAATTTCTTGAACCTCGCTTCTTACTTCTTGTAATCCTTCCACCTTGACCACCTCATTTCAAAATAAAAAGAGAGACTCTTGTCCCTCTTTCATAAGTGCATTTAAACAAACAGTCTAAATACCACCTTTTAATATTAGTCCTAGAACTGCCATCACTATTGCACTAATCACAATTCTTAAGATCCAAGTTGTATTTGTGCTGATTTTTTCTAATTGTTTATTAATTGTCGAAATATCTTTTTCATTAATGGTTGTACGAGTTTCTAAATTACGAATATCTCGCATAATTTCTTTTTGTTCTGATTTGAGTCTGTCAATCTTTGCATATACGTCTTCCATATATTCGCATCCTTCTAGAATCTATATAAAGCAATCTTTATATACTATGAGACAACCCTTTTTACTGTGAATATATGAAAGCCATTTTTTATCAAATCCGTATTTTGTTCAAAATAAAAACAGCTTATAGCTGCTCTGGTTTCTTATCAATTAATTGTTGTAGTAATAATTCTTCTAACTTTGCTATTCTGTCTTCCTGACGAACTACTAAATCCTTTAATTCGTAAAGTTGATCCTGGATGAAAACTTTCTCACGTTTTTCTGCTTCAAGCGCTTGTTTTACCATTCCAATATCAAACTGCATATTGTCTGCTTTCCAGTCTAATTCTTGTACCGATTGCATTGTAATAGAAACAGAACTATATAATGTGACTGCATTTTTTTCTGGAGTTGTAAATACACTATCAGAATCCTCAGCGATCATACCATAGTATACAGGCAATACATCAATTTCACCTGCATCGTACTTTTCAACGTCAGAAATCATATTGTATTTTTTAATACGTACAGAGTTGAGTGTTTGTAGCGCAGAGAACTGCAAATCTTCAATGTTTGTTTTGATTTTACGAGATGAGTTAGGAATAAATTCCCTGGCCCATACACCTCCAGTTGCTGAGATGTTTTCTTTTGCTCTTAATGTTCTTAATTCTATATCTCGCCATCCATTTCCTAACGTATCTTTAATCTGTAATCCGGTGTCGTAACCTGACACAAGACTGGATCTTATCATTACTCTTCCGAGGACGAAATCATGATCATTGGCGCCATTGAGGAAGTATATTTTATTACCACTTCCTTTTCTCTGGAAATTAAACTCACCGTAGTTATTTGTGAAATAATGAGGTTCCGTTGTAGTCACCATGAATTTACCGTATCCTGGTGCCCATCCTTCAGCGTTAAAAATAATGTCATTCAAGTTATTAAAACGGAATTTCCCATCTGAATATACATCCATATGTCCGCCATCGTTCATCATTTGAATATAATTTGACCAAACATTAGTCCCTACAGCGTTTTCTCCTTTTGATATTCCAAATTTAGCCCAAGCTTTAGAAGGTTGTTCGAATCCATTAATTCGTGGAGTCGCTTGATAAATATAGAACGATCCTGTACCAGAAAACTTATTATTATCACTGCCAAGAACAAAAGAAGGTTGAATACTTCCATCTGTCGTTTCCATAAATCCTATATATCCTCTTGGTTTCCCACTATCGAAAAGTTTCATATTCTGTTGATTGATTTCAACATTCCTATTCCCACTTGTTTTAAGTGTTACCCCTTCTAAAACTTGCCCTTTAATATGATTTGCTGTAATAAAACCTACTAAGTTAATTCGGTTTGCATTCAATGTAATATTTTCTTTACTCATATTGAACGCTGCAATGACATCATTTTCTTTTACTGATATGCTAACGCCCTTTTCAGTTAGCTGAAGGCGACTTTCCATATCTCTTACATATCCTGAGGTAGCAAATTGCCCATTCGCTTGTTCTTTTGTATATACTTCTGTTGTTTTGGCTGCTGCATTAATACCTCTCTCATTGATAATAAAACGATTATCAATTTGAGTTACTTTCTGATTGAACTGCTCAGTTGCAAGCTTGTTCGCTAGTTCTGCTAATAGATCTTCTTTGTTTTTATTAACTGTATTCTTCAAATCAGGAATCTTAAAACCAGCAACATAGTCTTCAACTTGTTTAATCTCAACTTTACCTTCAAGTGCCTTTGCAGTATTTTCCCATCCAGCTTTTTCCTCTTGTAATTGTCTTCCTTGTGTTGTCTGTGTATCTTGTATCGACGAGACATTTTGTTTAATGGTGGTTGCATCTTTTTCTACAGTAGCAACACGTTTATCAAATCCACTTTGGCTATTTTCCACTTTTGTTATTGTTTCTTTGATGCCATCCACACTTTTTGTCATTTCATTTGTTTTCTTGGTGAATTCATCGGTTGTTACTTGGTTTTCTGGGGCTGGCGTCCAATCCTGCGGCTTATTCCCTTTATATAGAGCAACCCATTCTACAGTAGCTTTTGTAGTATTACTTGGAGAGTTATATAAACTTAACTTTCGTTCATTCCCACTTGTAGCCGCAACAGCTTTGAAGGTTACATAAGTTATTCCATTAGCGTAAACACTTATTGCATATCCAACATTGCTAGACCCGCCATTCTGCCAAATTCCAAATTTTTGACCTTGAGGGACACTTCCTTTAATTACAAAGGTATATTCCTCACCTGTAGAGAAATTTTCAGTTAGAGAATATTGATTGATTAAATAATCTGTTTTCTCGTATCTTACATTTGAATCTAATGCAAGGTTACGTCCCCCAGCCTTATCATTATTAACTTTCGTTTCTACACTAGTTAACTTTTCATTGGTTTTACCTGCTTGCTCTGTAATTTCAGTTGTTGTTTTCTTGAGATCATTTGTTGTTTGCTGCACATCAGAAATAGTCTTTTTTGTGCCTTCCACAGTTGTTTCAACCGTATTTAATTTATTACTAATTTCAGTATCTTTTTTCGTTAACGATTCAATTGATTGTTTAAATCCACTAGAATCTTGTTCAAACTGATTTACCTTCTTATCAATTACACCTTGTTTATTTTCAACATTAGAAATCGTACGACTAACGCCTTGTAAGCTTTCCTTCACTTCATTAACTTGTCCTGTTGCTTGATTTTGTGCTTCTTGAACTTTTTTATTCAACTCTGTTTTTGTGGATTCAATATCTTTATTAACTTGGTCTAAAGTTTCTTTCTTTACTGATTCCACGTCTGGAACAACTGACTCCCAAGCTGTACCTGTCCATATTTTCAAAATACCGGGTTTTCCATTGCTGATATCACGCCAAAGTGTTTTATAAGGCTTTAGTCCTGTTGTTGGTGGATTCTTGGATTCTATAATCTCCACGGTATTATTTTTTATATTCTCTTGCACTTTTTCAGCCAATGTTTTTGCTGCTTCCGATTCCTTCTTAGCATTACTAGCCGTTTCGTTAGCATCTTTTACCAACTTATCTAGCTGATCTATCATTTCTTGTTTATTACCCAAAGAACTAAGGATACGATTATAAATCTTTCTTAATTCTTCATTTGGATCAACAATCTCATGATAATCACCAAACACATATTTATCTTGTGTAGGGTCTTTAAATGATTCATCACCAGCGATTGTTCTTGCTTCTAAATACAATTTAGGCGTAAAGCCTGTATCTTTAATCCGGATTGTATCGCCTTCATTAATTAACTCGTGAGCTAATCCGAATACACGCCCAATTGATTGTGCTTGGACCTCATATGAAACGGATGTATTCACACGCTTTTTTAACTCTGTATTCATAAGAGTCATTAAGCGTTTAGGATTCATATCTTGGTCTTCTGTCTCTGGACTATAGAAACCGAATTTATGCTGTCCTTTCTCATTCCATCTTTGAAAAGCATCACTGTCCACAAGGTAAGGGACACCGTTATTTATTTCCGTAATAGTAACAAACTCTCCGCCTTCTTTTTTCACGAAACCCAATAAGGCTGTACAAATGTTTTGAGAGTTTTCGATCCGTTTAATTCCCATCAAATCTTTGCCGAGAGTTACTTCTTTTCCTGTTTCTCGACCACGCTTCTTAACCATATCAACATAACGACCAACGACTTGAGAACCTATGACCTCTGCGCGATATTGGATTTCTAATTCAAACAATGAAGCTATCTTTTTAAGGAGAGTCAATGGATCAATAAATTCATCAATCGTCATAGAGCGGAAACTAGCATATTCTAAATTTCCTTTTTTCCACTTCGTACCTGCAAGAGTGATATCCACCATTTCAATTACTGTCTTACCTTCTAGTTTTTGTGGAGGGATAATGCCAGCTTTAGCAAGTTGAACCCATTCACCAGATGCATAAGCGATTACTGATCTATCATCAGAATCCTTTTCAATTTCAGTAATTACATAAGGGACGATACGACCATCACGCACTTCTTTTAACACTAAATTCTGCTGCATAAGTGTGGCTGAATGCTTTGTATTATCAAATACTCGAAACTCTAATGTATCAATGTTATTTTTGATTTCCCAATGCCTTTTATCATCCCAATAATCTTTAGGCTGAATAGATGCTACGATTTGTTCTGTTTTAAAATCAACAACATGCAATTCACCACTTGGCGTTCTCATCTGTATCTCTCCCTGTAACTGATTGTCGCTGTAACATCTGGTGGCATAATATCAATACGATTATCTCCACGTATGATTTTAGGAAACTCACTAAATATATCTTTAATATTAATGGCATCTTTTCCGTTAATCGTAACAAGGCTTCTTTCTGTATCGATAATCACTTTATCTCCTGTATCGAAAATATAAGGCTTTTTATTAGACGGGACTTTATTTATCTTCCAAATCTTTAAATCATCAATTTGCATGGTATAAACAGGTGTATTCCTATCCCATCTACAAATAGCGATCATGACTTGTGCAATTTTTCGATTCGTCATCGGATTTTGATTATTACCTGCACCCGTATCAATCCAACGTTCAACTAATGAAGCATCATCTATTTCCGTACCATCTCTGAAACGAGCTACATAAACAGACCATTCATTCCCTCTTCTTGCAATACACAATTTTCCATAAAAATTATTAAACGTATTAGGATATGCCCCACTTGTATCAACCAATACACGAGAACTATTAGGAGTTCCTTGATTACCAATTCGCATGTGTGCTTTTGTAATCTCAGCATCCCAATATAAATCATTCATGTTTATTCGAGCTACAACATTACTCGCTTCATCCAAAAGTAAAACTTCCACACGTCCCATTTGATCTATATTTTTTGACTCCAAATGCACTCTGGCTTCCATTGCGAAATCTTGAATAGGCCCACCAGGTATGCTTTTTTTTGCAATACCACCATGAAACTTTTCTGTTCCTTCCGGACCATAATATGGGCAATAAATCGCTGTTCCATCTTTCACCTTTAGTTCGCCTGTACCCTTCATTTCTTCCACTTGTCCAGTAACAGGAGTCCAACCTACAACGGATGACATTTCATCCCACAACACGCGTTCACGCTCTTGTACAGTTGATTCTTCCACAGTTAATGGATAACCAATACGGAAATAATTTCGCTCTAAAGGATATGCACCAAACCATACATCTAAAAAAGTGCTTGGTTTTTTCACAATCATTTCAATTATTGGTGGGGCTTCTACGCTTCCTTTATTAGTAAAATTAGAAGTTATTTCTGTAGACCAATTTTGAGTAAAGGTGTGTGTATTTGTTTTCCCTAATTTATAAGGCATAGGACAAATGAATTTAAGAACGCCTTTACCAAGGGTGACGAATTCATCTGGATCAAACCCCTCGTCCACAACAGCTAGATATGTTCTGTTTGGCTCTACATCGAAAATAAGCTCAACAGGTTGTTCTGTTATAAGCCAATCTGCGATTTCTTCTTTCAATTTTTCTAAATCAGATCCATCAGGAACAATAATTCCGACAGGGATTGAAAGAACACGAATTTCAGTTTGTGTATTTAATAATCTCGCACCAGGATAACCTGGTACACTTAATAAATTTCTCTTCAATGGCGCCCAAGTCGGTCTTTTCCATCCTTTTTCTATTTGAACAAACTCTTTACGTTCCTTGTTAAATGCAAAAGAAGTCATTTTGATACCTCATTTCTTTATAAAATAAAAGAAACCCAAACCTAAAAGGCTGAGTTTCTTTGTTCTTCTCGTTCTTGATATTCTTTTGTATATCGATAAGTACCGCGCGCCACGTCTCGACCTTCTAAAACAACAGGAACCTCAACAACTAAATCACCACCAAGCATTGGAATTATTCCACCGTTAGATGATCCTGACGAATAATTAAATACTTGATTCGAAGCACTGTTTGTCATAGCTTGTCTGCTATTTGACATACTTCCATACACACCACTCATAACAGTCTTTAATCCGGACAGTTGGCTCACAGAACTAGCCATCATGCGACTCATGTCACCCATTAATTGATTTATGTCTCCTGACATACTAAATTGTTCTCGTGGCATGGCTGCTACGATTCCAGCACCAATAGCTCCTAGTGTCTTTTTGTTTAAAGGTAAAACGGCTTCATCCCCAGCTTCACCCGCACCTTGCAAGTTTCCGCCATTCATACCAAATATAGTTGGTTTAGTGAAAATACCACCTTTTGCACGCCAATCAATATTGAGTCCAGATGGGAACGTAATATCTTTTCCTAAAACGTTTTTCGTACTAGTTTGTAAGCTAAAGTGTGGAAGAGGTGGCATTTCAGGTTTTGGGATTTTCAACTTTAAACCTTCAAAGAATCCCTTGATTTTATCGATGAATCCCTTTACCCCGTCAACCGCATCTCTTATTGGGTCCATAATAAATCTTTTCGCTGCTTCAAATTTTTCTTGTGCAGCATTCTTTACAGCATCAAATTTCTCACGCGCAGAATTATACAAACTCTCAAACTTTTCTTTAGCTGAATTATAAGCCTCTGTAGCTGGTTGAACTACATATTGCTTCACTAAATTCCAAGCTGAAAGTGTATAGGATTTTATTTTTTCCCAATTTCCTAATATCCAGTTTGCTAAATCTCCAAGTTTTTCTTTCGTTGTATTCCACAATTCTTGCACTGGCTGGATAACATACTGTTTTACCAGGTTCCATCCTGCCAACGTATAAGACTTAGCCAGCTCCCATTGTGAACTTAACCAAGAAACTAAATCGCTGAACTTTTCTTTCACTAAATTCCAGGTTTCTTGAACTGGTTGAATGATATATTGTTTAAATAAACCCCATCCAATTTGAGCTGCGGCCTTTGCTATTTCCCATTGTGTACTAAGCCAGCTAACTAACTCACCGATTTGTCCACTTACCCAATTGTAAGCTTCTTGAATAGGCTGAATAATATATTGACATATCGCCGCCCAAGCAATTTGTGCTCCTGCTTGAATTAGTAGCCATCCCGCTTCTAAAATTGTGGCCATAAATGAAATAATTGGATCTAATACAGTAAGAATTGTATTCCAGGTTTCCTGCCAAGCCTGTACTAGTGTCCCCCACAGTTCTGAAGCTGTTGTAACTAAAGAAGACCACCAAGAGGATGCTGTTTCAACAATTCCAGACCATAGATTACTAAAGAATTCCCCTATTGGATCAAAGAAGCTATGCATCATTTCTGTGAAAGAAGACCAAGCTCCAGAAAAGAATTCAACGATAGAATTCCATGTATTACTACATATCTCGCCTATTCCTGTCCATAAATCACTAAAAAATTGACCTATCGGATCAAAAAATTCATGCATTGTTTCTAAAAATGAAGACCAGGCTTCACTACAGGATTGGGTTATACCATTCCAAAGTTCTATCAAATATTCTTTAATAGAATTCCAGGCTTCTATGGTCCAATTTTTTATATCGTCCCAGTTTTTATAAATGGCAATCCCTATAGCTGCTAAAGCTGCTATAAGAAGAGGAATACCGGCAACAAGTCCAGCTGCTGCTAAAGCTCCAATCTCAAAGAAGCTCATGACTGTCATGACTATAGGAGCAAGTGCCATAATTGCACCTGAGATTATACCAATAGCCATTGCAACAGCTGTTAATGTGGCTGCTAATTTAGGATTGTTAGAAATCCATTCAGCTACTTTGGAAATAACATCAGCTATAACACTAAGAACTGGCTGAAGTGCAACTTGTAAATCTTGCATTGCTTTTTGAAACTTAACTGCTGGACTTGCATCCATTTTTTTTATGGATTCATTTAAGTTTTTTTGGTTCTTATCAAAATCTACAACCTTTTCTGAGGCGCCAATTAATGTATTGGTGATATTCTGACCTTGATCTTCATACATCGTCCCAAAAAGCTTAACACCAATCTCATTTCGTTTTGTTTCATCTTCAATACCTACTAATGCTTTCGCAATTTCGGTCATAGCGGCTGAACCTTCTTTACCGCCTTTAGATACAGATTGCCCCCATTTTTGCAATTGATCTGCTGATATATTAGTACCTTCAAGAGCTTCTTTCATAGCTTTATCGACACCTTGACCAAATTCAGCCGCTTTAATACGACCTTCTTTCAGACCATCTAAGAGATTGTCGATATTCCAGGTACCTGTTTCAACCCCAGCTTCCATAATCGCTTGAACTTCCCTCGCATTATATCCAGCTCGTGTTAATTGCCCACCATATTCAGCAATAATATCTAATTGTTCAGGAGGAAATCCCATTTTTAATAGCGCGTTGGTTAACCCAAGAGCATCATCTTGTGTAATGCCTAATTCATTACCCATTTCATTTGCTTCTTGAATTAACTCAGTAAAATCTATACCTTCATAAGCTTGGGCAATAGCTGCTGCTCCTTTTACAACTGCTGCATTCGCTTCATCAGAAACATTTTTATTTAAAGCCCATTGCCTTCTTACACCTTCTAAAGATGCTTCTGCATCCACACCATAGGCTGTTACACCTCTAACAGCTTCCTCTACTGATTTTTTTGAAGACTCCGGAACATCAAAAGTGATATCGATTTTTGTTTTCAACTTTGACATATCCATTGCTTTTTCAATCGCAGTTGCAATACCACCACCGGCTGCCATACCACCTATGACGTTTTCTAATCCTACCTTTAGTCCTTCAAACTTCTTCTCTGTTCTTCCGGATTCTTGTTGTAAATCTCTTAACTCATTTCGTACTTGTTGTATTGAGTTTCCAGCATCCACAGAACGAAGTGCCCTTTGTAATTTTTCTATATCTGTTTCTGCTCCCAATGCTTCCCGCCCGATAATTCCAATCGCTTGCTCTAACTGTCGACTTGTAGCCGTTCCATTTCGAATTGCATTCACAAGACGATTTCCTAATGCCCCTGCAAAATCATCAACGCTTTTTCCTGTAGCACTAAACAATGTTTCTAATTGCCGAGTGGAACTGGCTACATTGTCTTGTTCTGCTTTCATGTTTCCAAGTTTATTTTTCAGACCATTAAGCGATCCTTCTGTAAATTCAATTTCACGCCTGAATGCACGATATTGTTCTTCAGAAATTTTACCGTTTTGAAATTGAGCTTGCACTTGTTGTTCCGCTGCTTTTAATTTATCTAGCTTTTGTGTAGTGTTTTCAATTTGTTGTGTAAGTAACTGTTGTTTTTGAGCAAGTGCCTCAACGTTACCAGGATCAAACTTTAATAAACGTTCCACATCTTTTAATTCTTTAGCCAAAGAATCACTTTGTTTATTTACATCTTTTAAGGCAGTTTGTAACGGTTGAGTATTTCCTCCGATTTCAATCGTAATCCCTTTAATTCTTCCTGCCATATTCTCACCTCATTTCCTAGAAAGAATCGTAATCTTTTTGATTCGCTTTTCTTACTTTTTCTTTATCTGGATTTTCCATTTCAGCAAATTCAGCAATATAATCAAAACAATCGCCGATTGTCATGGTTTCTAAATCCCAATACGTTAATTTTGCTTTATAACAAAGAGCAAGGAACAAATCAGTGGTTAATTCTTCATCACTGAATGTCCCTTGCTTTTCATCATTTCCTGTTATTTTTTTTTTGCTCCCATAGTGACTTGAACTAATTCCATGATTTCTGGCATGATTTCTTCAATTGGGAATTCTTCAAATTCATCCAACCACGTCATAGGATCAGAAATATTTGAATCAGCCGTTTTAGCAAATAACCAAGTCAAGTCATAAATAAGTTCAAAGTCCACTTTACTTATATCAACATTAGACATATCAATAGGTTGTTCTGATCCATCTGGCGTAGTTAACGCATTAATTGCTCCTAACCCCATCATATCTGCAAATAAATTACGTCTGAATTGTGCTTTATATCGTTTAACTGTTGCCGCTGTGCTTTTTAATCGAACTTGTTTTCCATCTATAGTAATTGTTTTTTCCATTTATAATTACGCTCCTTTTGGTGCTGCCGGTGTTTTTACATATACTTTTTTGTACCAGTCGTTATAAATTGCTTGTGTTGTTTTAGCAGTCGTTTTCGTTTTAACCATTGGTCTTCCACCAGGCGCTAAAACAATTGGACTAGAAACAAACTTCAGTTCATTTGTATTTGGTTCAGCAGAACTTGTTTTTGTTTTAGATGCAATCGTTGGACGACTTGCTGAACAGTTATACATAACATGACGGGTTGCGTTCACATCACCATCAAACTCAAATAATAAGGCGAATGGTTTTCCTTTTGCATCAGCTAATTCATTTAATACGCCATCCGTTTCGTCTAATTCCTCACCAAGTGCATCAATAGCAAATTGCTCCGGAATAGTCGCAATGGATAGCGTCCCGTCATAACCTTGGTTATTACTTGCTGCGTAATAAAGCATGTCATCCGCATAGAATTCAATTAAATCACCGCGGGGCTCAAATGTTAGCTCCACCCCACCAGGTAATGGGATTGGCGTTCCAAACTTTACTAAAAAATCTTGAATATCAATTGGGACATAATGTACATTCTTCAAACCAAATGTGACTTTATTTTCTTTATTCATTTACATCAACCTCGTTTCGTATATTTTTTGATACATTTTCTCAGATTCAATAAACGTCCCATACGAGTCATAAGGAATCTCATGATCGTCTAGGACTTTTTCAAGTTTCGCTTCTGCAACTAAATCTTTTTTAGTTGTGTAAAGTTCAATATTTGCATCGTCTATCTTGTGATAAACCTTGTTATCAGCCATTAAATTTGCTGATCCATCCACAAGGATACAAATATAAGGTGGCGCTGGTACTGGCTTAGTTGGTGTGGCTGTAAAATGCGAATAAGCCACAGGATAACCTGTAGCTTCAAGGACTTTTAGTAATTCACCTAATGTCATTATTGAATCGCCCTTTCAACAAGTTCAGTAAATTCATTTATTGCTTTCTCTTCAGCTGGAGCGATATGAACTTTACCTGGTACACGCCCTCCGCCAGTCGCTTTAGCATGTCCCTTTTCTAATAAGTGTGTTAACTGTGGTTTCAATGCATTATGAACGATGATTGCATCGCCATCTTTCTTCTTACGCCACCCGTTTGCATATTTACGTCCACTGGTACGTTTACTTTTAGGGCTTTTTTGCTTTAATTCATTCAAAAGATTGTCTGTTACCTTTTCCTTCGCAACCTCCATATCTTCTTCCACAACATTCGCATATCTTTGTAGCTCTCTAGCAAGTTCACTCGCAAAATCGTTCATATTAAACATGCTCCTTTGCGATAATGGTCAACGTTTGATACATTTCATCATCATTCATTGGCGGTTCGATAATATCAAAGGTTCTAAGTCTTGATTTATCCTTCAAAATAATTCGCATTAATTCTGTGATTCCTGTTGTATAAGGAATTACAAACCGATAAATTCGTGTGGCTTGTGAAGCCGAAGCTTCAATGTACTCTGAACCTTTTACCGTTTTTATCATGGCCCATGCTTTTTTAACTTCTTGCCAATTACCTGTTTCAACTTCTTGATTCAATTCATCTATTATCACTTCAGGCTGTTCAATGAAAATTCGATTTCTACAATCACCTGTATTTAATGGTTTCTTGTATTGAAAAGGACGCATATTAATCACCGTCCAACTTAATTTCTTCTAAAGCTTTTTGAATGCCAAAGCTATTAATTTCCGTTAAAAAATTCTCAGAAAAATACTCGAGTGCATCATTATAAACATAGCGAGAACGCTCAAAAACTAATTCTTTGAACGTCTCGTCTTTGTTTATGTCATATGATCCACAGTCTTTTATTAAAGCCTTATTGGATGCAAATAGGATGCGTCTTAGGTTATCATCTTCATCATCACCTAATCGCATCCTATCTTTGAATTGCTGTAATATTTCATTTGAAATTACTGTTTCCATTTACATCATTCCTTATTTAGTTGCTGGTGGTGTTTCCTCAAGGCTTAATGTGTAAACTTGTGAAGTATATTTGTCCTTCGGCTTACCCGTAGCATATTGTTTAGCAATATAAAGTGTTGCATCTTCTAAAGCTAATGTTTCTTCATACTTTTTAATTGGTTCAGTTCCACCCATCGCTGCAATATACTCTCCTTTAACAAAAAACAGCACCTTACCTTGAGGTACAAACACTGATTCTGTAGGAGTTGGATTGAACGGTAAGCTTGTCACATACACTCCAGCTGCATTTTGAATTGTTGCATTTGCTTGGATATCAAAAGTATCAAACGGATTTGTTACCATAACTACTTTCCCAGCAATATTTTTTGGTCTGTCTGCATCGGTTTTACCATCAGGATTTAGCTTTTTAGCCAGTAATTTAACAACGCCTTTTAATTCATTGATTGTTTTTCGACCTGGTTCAAATGTTAAGGTCCCTGCTGTTTTTTTATCTGGATATACTCCCCCAACAACACTTCCACTTGGATCTTTTAACAATCCGATAGGTTCATCTTTACCTGTACCAATTACGAATCCACGTTCTAAACCTACAGACATAGCTTCTGAAATCATTGTACGAACATAGCGTTCCACCCACACTGGACCAAGTTTAAGCATGTCATTTGCCAATGGGATAAATGCCGTTAATTTAAGTTGAGAAATAGACTCTTTTCGGAATGTAGCATTTAGCTGCCCTTTAATATCACCGAATAATGGTCCCCATACAGCTGCACCTTCTGGATCTCCATAGATAAATTCTGTCACAGCACCTAAGTTTTCTAATCCGATATGTTCTAACAACGGATGACCTTGAACTAAATCATCAAAAATTCGTTCTTGTGTTGTCTTAGGTAATGTTTCAGTATCTTTAAATCCACCATCTTGAACGACTGCATTGAAGAATTTCATTTCCTCACTCGTTAATACGTTAGAACCACGAGACTGCATAATAGAACGGTCTACTATAGATTCATTGACTTGATTCAAGATATCCGAACGAACATCTGTAGCAAGTGCTTCAATCATAGAATTTAATGCCGCTGTTTGTTCTTCTGGTGTTCCTTCCTGTGTTGCTTTCGCAAAAGCTAGTTTTTTCTCTTCAAAATTATTAAATTTAATCACCATGTTTTATTTTCCTCCTAGATTTAAAAAGAGCGTACTCAGATTCTGCTTTGTATTAACAGGCTCTTGAATAGGCTCTTTTGGATTTTGATTATTTGGTTGTTTCGTATACTTAGCTACTAAATCTTCTTTTAAGTTTTCCACAACTTCCTCTTCTTCATCTTCTTGCGTATCATCTATTTCGATTTCATCAGCAATTTCATCAGCTAAACCAAGAGCAACTGCTTCCTCTGCTGTTAGCCAAGTTTCATCCTTTAAAAGCTGTTTTAATTCTTCGTCTGTTCCAACAAAACGTTTCTTATAAGATGCCGCTAAAGCTGAATCAATCTTTCGTAAATCTCGTGCGGTTTTTTCAAAAAGGTCTGCATTTCCATATTCAAAGGTACTCGCTTGATGAATCATCATCATAGTATTACTAGGCATAATGATTTTATCACCAGCCATTGCAATTACAGACGCGGCACTAGCGGCCCACCCATCGATATGAACTATGATTTCTGCATCATGTTGCTTTAACTGATTGCAAATTGCTACACCATCAAATGCGGAACCTCCACCCGAATTAATATGAACGTGAATTTTTTCTGCTTTTACATCTTGGATTTTTCTTCTTACAGCTTCAGCGTTATTTTCACTAAACCATCCACCGATTGATCCATAAACGGTTAATTTATACTCATTCTCACCTTTAGCTTCAAAGCGAATATCTCGTTTTAAATTTAAAAGCTTATTCATGTTCAAATGTTCCATCATTTATCACCTCCTTCAGATTCATTTAGTTTCGTATAGTTCTTCGTAATATGATGGATATTTAAGTTTGGATCATCAGAACCTTCATAATCTACTTCTGAACGAATCTCATTTCCTGTAAATGCACTTGAAGAAATGAGTTTATCAATACTTGTTGCAAGGTCAAATATACTCTGATAAGAAACAGCTTTAACTTCAATCTTTTTCCCTGAAAGATACTCATTCATTTCAAAGAATTTAACATTCGCTTCATCAGATAGCTTTTTTAATAACGGCCGTACTGTGAAAAGCATGTAGTTTTTCGTTTGCTTCTCTACATCAGCCATTTCACCATGTATCAAAGCTGTTGGAATACCAATTGCCATAGCTACCTGATTTAAGAAACCATTTGTAACCTTATTGATTTCTTCCACACTGGGGCCATTCGCAACGCCATTGTATATTTCGTTATAATTAAAACCCTTTTGTTGTGGAACAATAGCAATATCCTTATTACCAAACGCCTGATACATATCATCAATAAACTTTTGTAATTTTGCTATATTCTCTTCCGTCTTGGCTCCTGTCATATCCATATCAACTGTTCCACGAACCTGATTTTTACGCTTTTGAGAGCTTAGTATTCTACCAAATAAGTCCCCGTAATCTGCAAATAAACCATCAATAAGCGGAGATAGTTTATCATTTCGATACTTTAAATGAATTACTTCACTTTGCCTAAAACTTCTCTTAAACGTATAATCTTTTACTATTACATCAGTAAAAGTATCCTCAAACACCGCATATTCATTATGTTGAAATCCATCTGCAATAAGTAAATCACCATCATCAGCCTGTATAACTAAACACTCATTATCATAAATAAGTTTGCGAATAAACCTTTCCCAAAAGGTACTTGCTGTCATATTCTTGTTTGGTCTAACGTTTAATCGGTAATAAAGTTCATTCTTCTCAAATGCTTTCCCCTGTCTTACTCTGAATTCGGATTGACTTATTGTTCTTCCCAAAAATGATACACATGTATCAATTGCCAATCGTTTCATATGAAGTCTGTTTGCTGTATCAGCAATTATGTCTAGATCCACCATAAATCCTAGTTCTTTATTTCTTTTAAATACTGAACCTAACCATCCAATGGTTATCACCCCCTTTATTAGAATTTAATATCGCCTATAACGAAATCAGTTACTTCTTGTATTTCATCAGCTCTATAAAGAGCGTGGACAAAACATTGGAATCCATCAGTTTTTCTACGAACTGGCTCTTTTTTTTCGTATATTTTGTTTCCATCGCCCTTGATGACAACCAAGACGTTTTGTGTATACCAACGCATTAGAGGGTTGTCATCAAAAACAATTTGACGATTGGCAAATGCCATTTCAATCCGTGGTGCTAATAAACCGTGGATTGCTTTAGGATTTCTAATAATCTCTACTTCAAATCCTGCATCTATTAATAATGGCTTTATAGCTTCTAATCGATAATTATCACCTATAATTTTTTTTAATCCATACATTTCGCGCATTTCTACAAACCAATTTACAATATGTGTTGGATTAATAGTCGGCTCGTCCACAACTGTTAAAAGTCCCTGTTCTTCCCAATCTTTTATTGGTGCAAATTTTTCCTTTTTATACTCATTTGCCTTTTTTGAGTATCCATAATAAATATCAACAAACTCTTTACGTACAAAAGAATGTGTTTTAAAAATGTATTCACCGTCTACTCTAAATAAAAGACCACAAGCTGCGAAATCTCTAATACTCGCAAAGTCTAAAGCCCCAATACATTCTCGACCGTATAAATCAGGAAATGGACGATTTGTAGCAACGATTTCTTCCCATTTTGCTACAGACCTTTCTAAGTTTGTAACAGGTAAGTTCATACGCTTTGTCATAAACTCTTCTCGATTACTTGGATCATCTTCTAAATCTTCATATTCTTCTTTTATCGTTTCAAGTAACCCTTCTGCATACTCACTTAACGGCTGCGATAACATAGGGTTTGCCATTTCCCAATTTTCTGGATCATCAACTTCGTTTTCATCATTTAATTTACAAATGAATGGGAAGATGGCATTAGGACGTGCTTCACCATTTAATACTTTCATTGCTTTTTCTTTTTGTTTATCTAAGAAACCATCACGGACATATCCATCTGTACCAATGTAAAATTCTCGTGGGTTTTTCTTTTTCCCTAAACCGCTTATGTGAACTCGAACATCTTTATTGCTTTCATATTGATGTATTTCATCAAATACAACCGCACCATCACGCAAACCATCTTTTGTATCTCCGTTTGATGTTCTAAACTTCAATATACTTCCAGTAGCTTTAGAAACTGTTTGAGTTAGTGTGGTTTTAAATGCTCGTTGCAATATTTCATTTCGTTTAACGCATTTATGAACTTCATCAGGACTCGTTTTCGCCTGCTCTTCACTGTTTGCAACAACAGAAATGTTATACTCCGGAATACCATGCATTTCACTAATTAAAAAGTGAATGATGACTGATATTAATCCGTTTTTACCACCACCACGTCCAAGCATCCAGAGGAATTTACGATAAAATACGCGACCATTTTTCTTGTAAAATAAAAAGACGAATGCTATTAAGAATTTCTGAAAAGATTGTAATGGAAAGTACCACTTCTCACCAAAGCGGATACACTTCTCAATCATTTCATCATCAAAATATAAATCGTCTCTGTTCAAAACATATTTTTCTAGATATTCAATTAACAATTCTCTTTCTTTATTGAACTTTACTTTTCCACTTCGATAAAGCTCAATATATTCATCAATGTACTTTTGCCTAATCATGTTAGATCACTTTCACTATAACCCGAATTAGGAACGTTAGCCTTAACAACAAACTTTATATCTCTACCTAACGCAATTAAAGAACTGTTAATTTTATTCCTCTCACCTATAAGAGGGTGGGCTTTAACAAAAACTTGAGAACCGTTTTTTACTGTTACGGACTCGCCTTCTTTATTAATAGTTTTATTTATTTTCCTAAATGCTTTGACAAGATCAATATATCTTTCTACCTTTTCAACTTCGACTAAATCTGTAATATCAATACTATTCATGAGCTGTTCTTTTAACCTTATAATACTAACAGCCATCTACCCACCCCCCCCTTACGTGCGTAATTTCGAAAAAAACCTGACAGTTAACCCCCTCCTCCGGTGCCCCTTATACGAAAAATTGATGAATTTTTTTAAGGGGGGGTATTGTTTCTGAATCATTTTTACCACTTTTCATCGTGTTCCCATTTGTTCTGTTTCTTTTTGAATGTTCTACCGTGTTCTTTATTATGGCAATCCACACATACTGTTTCTAAATTGTCTATTTCTAATGCAAGTTCTGGATGATGTTCAAGTTCTTTTATATGATGGACAACGAGTTGAATCTTCTTACGCTTTGCACTCTCACTATACTCATTGGTGTCCACTCGAACACTACCATTCCGTTTACACTCTTGGCACTCATAGTTGTCTCGCTTCTTTACTTGTTCACGTATACTCTTCCACTCACCACTATCATAGAACTTACGCTTCTGTTGTTTGGTTTTGTATTCATTCATGAAGCTTACCTCTCCATTTATAAAACAACTTAGCGATATCTAATGCTAACAGGATAATCCAGAATGGAATTAAAAAGAAGATGACAACAATCGATATAACTATTGTTGCTATCAACCATACAACATCATCCACATTCTTATATGCAACCTTACATATTGATGGATATAATCTTAATGTTGTATACAATAGCCCGACAATAAGGTAAGTAAATACTCCTATCATCTATTCTCGCTCCTTATTCTCAAGGAATTCATCAATTGTTTTATCTAGCAAACTAATCATCGCTTCTCTTCTTTGTTTTGGTGTTGTATTATCGTGTAGCTCATTATGAATTGCACTTGCTTTCTCTAACTTGTCAGGATTAATATTTTTATTCACTACTTGCTCACCCAATATAGAAATGAATGTACCAATTGCAACTGATTGCTCTTGTTTATTTAGTTTCATTCTTCATCATCCTTTTCAATTAAATGTTCAAGACCTTCTAATGATTCTTCACCATTCACGTATATCGTTACATTTCTTAAAACAGTAATTACATCATCTAATGATTGGATTTTATTTGGATCAATCTTATATTGCTTTAAAGATCTAAGTGTTATTGTTTTACCTTCCATCCTTCATCCTCCTCCAAAATAAAAAGCACCCGAATGGATGCTTTTTATTTATTCTAAATTAATCGCTCTTAAAGCGGCTAATTTTTTCTGATTTTCCATTATATACTTATGAGATTGATGTAAAGCAGTCAAAATTTCTGTTCTCTTTGTAACATCAGGAACTTCAATTAAATCAAACGCTGTTCTTGATTCCGTTTTAGGCTTGTCTTCTTGCGAGTCATAGTATGTAATACTCTCAATCTCCAAACCACCTGGACTTAAAGCCAATTTAAACAACGGAGAGTTATTTAAATCCCCACCTCCACGAGCACGAAGTATAATTTCATTTAAATGACTCTCGTCACTATTCCACATGTCTTTCCATGATTCTTCAAATTTTGTACCATCATAAATATTAGTGACAGCCCAACCATGCTTCTCATTATATTTTAACTTTGCACCTAGTACCCTTGTATTTTCAACAAAATTTTTAATGAAATACTCATTACCAAGGAATAGATTAGTCATAATATAGTTGAACTCAGCTTCAAATACCTCTTGCCAAATTGCATCTAAAACACCCGTGATTCGAGTTCTTGCTGTAGTTCTACTTAAATTTTTTGGTGAGTAATCTCTTTGCTGAATTAATAACTTTCGATGGTTAAAATCAATTGCAAATATTGTACGTTCCCATGGCTCAATGTTTTCAATGGATGTTTCTTCTCGATCTGCATCTATTGATGTTTGATCTGGAATATATTCTTCATGAAGTGCACCTACAAACACCCCATTTTCATAATCAAAATCTTTGTTTACACAATAGCGTAATTTGTGTTCGCCTGGAAAGAAGCCCATACTAACTATCTTTTGAACTACCTGTTTCCAAAGCATTTCATCATTTGGAAGCTGAATAATTTGATAAACTTTTAAATTCAAATAAACCACCCCTTCGTTAAAATTAGAATACATTTCCATTTTAACAGAAGATGGAAAGTCATTGAATAGAATATTAAGAATTTAAAAAATAATAGTTGTATTTTCTGAAGGAATCCAGAACTCTGAACCATCTCCCGTTACAACTCTGTAATCAACTTCTCCCCTATCCATCTTTACATCAACAACTTTAGCCAACTCCCCATCATATACTCCTTCATCAGAACTTATAATTTCCACTTCATTAGGTTTTATTAAATTCTTCATATTTACCCTCCATATTGATGTTAATAGTTCATTTTATTCAAAATAAAAAAAGATATACGCTCTGATGTATATCTTTTTTATTGGTTATTATATACAGTACATGAAGTTTTACACTTCTTCCAAACACCTAATGCTGTTATGACATATAACCTACTAACAATATTAAGTAATTGGAAGAAGAGCAAAAGCTCTCCTTAATAACGGTATCATTCAATCGTTACCATCTGCTGGTTTCGGATTTTATGTGCCATCATTACGAACCGTTTAGAATTTTAGAAACAACATAGTGAGTTGTGTTTCCCGCCACTTCCCACAATACAAATATAACACGTTAATTCCAAAATAACCGACACATTTCCTGCCAAAAAGCGGTCACGACTCTGCCAACCTTTTCATAGTTCAAATTTTTCCACTGCATCTGTTAATTCCACTGGTACACCAAATATACTTTTTTTCATTTCTGTCATTTTCTTTTTAATAATCCACTTTGGATAATTCAATTCTTCTAAAACATTTCTAAAATAAGTTGGATTTAGCTTTAACACATCAGGATTTTTTCCAGTATTCCTTTTGTATCTAATTATTACTTCTAATAGTTCTTCATTTAACATGAATCACCATTACCTCCCCCTTACATTTTATATTTATGTATATACACCATTCAATTCCTTGATACTACCACTTACCCATATCTTATATTGTGTGTAACTGACCCCTTTGCCGAATCCCTTGCTATCATTGATTTCATTTAACTTTCTCTTTTGAGTTACACAGTACGAAATTTATGAGTAACTGTATACATTTAAAAAGAAAAAGCAATGATTAGATTTTAAACCTAGTCATTGCTTTATCCATTGCATCTTGATTTACACCTATATAACGTAATGTGACCTTCTCTGACGAGTGATTGAATATCTCCATGAGTAATGCTATGTTTTTCGTTTGCATGTACATATGATACCCGTACGTCTTTCTTAGCGTATGTGTTCCTATTTCATCTAACCCAAACTCTGCTGCGGCTATACTTAATATCTTATATGCCATGCTACGACCTATAGGGCGATTCTTACCTTGTCTACTTTGCAACAGATACTCACTGTCTTCTCTTTCTTCAATAAACCATTTAAGTTCTCTTTTCAGTGCTGCAGTAATTTGTATTCGTTTCTGTTTCCCTGTTTTCTTTTCCCTCATAGATATATGACTACCTTTGACGTCCCCTACCTTCAATTTCAAAATATCCGAGATTCTCAAGCCTGTATTTATTCCCATAATGAAGAGAATGTAATTACGTAAGCTCTTCTCCTTAAAATAATCTTTTATCTGCTGTATCTCTTCTGGATTACGTATAGGCTGAACAAAATTCATTATTCATCCCCTCCAATTTCTTCTGTCTCATAAACTTCTAATCTAAGAGCAAAAGCAAGTTTATAAAACACTCTAGCCTTAACGCGTCGATAAGTACGCTCACTCATGCCAATCTCGTTATAAACCATATAATCACATACATCTTCATCTTCTAAATAACGCTTAATGATGATGTTTCTTTGATCCTTTCCTGCACGCCCATTGCCCAAGCGACTAAGGAACTGATCAATACGAAATGACGTTTTCTTAATCCACTCTTCTCGTTCACTTTGTTGTATATTAGCCATCGCTACATCTTCTAATGGATTTCCTACATCATTTGTAGGTCCGTGATATCTAATTTCATAAGAAGGAGTGACTTTCATTTCTTCACGCATCATTCCAAACTGTCTATATAAACGTACATTTTCGAGAACACCTTCTAATTTTTTCTGCGTTGCTGTTCTATCGATTTTTGGTAAGAAAGATAATTGCTTAGTCATGTAAGACCACTCCTTTTTATTTTTTATTACTTTTGTCTTAATGCTCCACGTCTACGTTCATAACGTGGCCCATGAATCCCCATTAAACCTTCAATATCACGAGTACTTAACTTCTCTTTTCGTTTTTTCTTAGTTTTCTTTTTTGCTTGATTTGATTGCTTTTTCCATTCACGTAATTGATCCTTTAACACCTTCATTTCCCCATCTCCCTTTTCAAAATAAAAAGGACACCATTTCTTAAAACAGCTTTAATTGCTGCTCTAATGAATTGGTGTCCTCTAGTTTTCTAGCCGGACTATATTTGGTTTTCATTTATTTGATAATACCTGCTTGTACAAAGAGATTTCTCCAAGCTTTATTAACCTGGTATTTCTCAACGGATTTCGCACGACGAGCAATAGCCTTTCTTACTTTCCTTTTCTTTAAATTAGCCATTCTCCTAGCCTCACTTTCTATTCCATTTGTCCTTTGCATTCTTCAAGAAAATCAATAACTTCCTGAACATGCTCCTTTGTTGTCATACTCTCCATCACGTATCCTTCATCGTTATAAACATTAACCTTATCCCCTGTAAACTCCATTCCACACATTCCATCTGCACCTAATAGCTTTACGTTACCTTCCATTCTTTTAACCTCGCTTTCTATTAAAAGGATTATTTTATTAAGTTTTTCACAAGCTATATCTTCGGATTTTCAGAATCAAATGAACCTCTAGACACATACACCATATACTAATTTAAATACTTCCTAAGAAAGTAGGTGAAAGCTATGCCAGCTATTCTTGGAAACCTTGTCGTACAAACCAGTAACGGTTCTTTCAACTTAGGTGATTTTTATAACGTTTCTCCAAAAGCAAATACAAAATCTTATAATGGTTCAGGTTCATCAAATAATGCTTTTATTACCAATAACTTTAGCGGTGTTAGTGCAACAAACACATTCGATGCTGATGTTGCAGACCAAGATCAAGTAGTAGCAAACTAAAATTATTCATTTCCCTCTATCTCCTTGAATAAAACTCAATATCCCGTTAATACTAAGTGCAATACAACCTGCTTCTTACCCAGGTTGTATCTAATTGAACAGTTAGTTTTGCTAACTGTTTTTTTACGTTTTGTGCCAAAGATACACACTCAATTAAAAATAACCTCATATGATATCTTGTACCCTCTCTTTTTAGAATAAATAGCCTTTACAGAGCACTTTCCAAAGTGCTCTTTTTAAATTCCACTTTAATCTTGTTCACGATTTTATGAGGTGGACATATATTAACAAGACAAGACATAGTTTATATATAGTGGTGCACAAAAAACTTTGTGCACTATTTTTCATCTCGATAACATAGTGATTAAATAGTGTTTTTGTTCAAATACTTCACGCCCCATGAAAAAATCACATATGGTATCACGTACTCTTTTACATTAAGAGTGTTGGTTCGAAGAGCACTTATATATGGTGCTCTTTTTGGTATGGAATGTGAAATAAAGGCTTGCTCTTAAAACCTTTTATGTAATTATTATAGGCTTTTTCCTTACACCCCTGTGTCTGTTTACTCATAAGTTGTTAAAGTATAAATATAAATTGGTAGTTAATTTATAAGGGAGGTGTAAAAATGAGTAAATTTAAAAAGAATTGTCACACACCCTTTCCATGTGCCCTCCCTTTGCCTCAAATAGGGCCTACTGGAATAACTGGAGCGACAGGATTTACTGGGCCAACCGGAATAACCGGAGCAACAGGACCTTCAGGTGGACCTCCAGGACCGACTGGGCCAACCGGAATAACTGGAGCAACAGGACCTTCAGGTGGACCTCCAGGACCGACTGGGCCAACCGGAATAACTGGAGCAACAGGACCTTCAGGTGGACCTCCAGGA